CTTAAAAGCGCGGTGAATTCTGTTGGGTTTACTCCAACTAATTCTGCAACACCATTCAACGTAGAGTTATCACCTCCACCAACTGTGATTTTTTCACCAGCAACCAATTCAGCACTTCTTAAATAAGGAGTGATTTGTGCCTTGGTATCATCTACCGCAGCAAAAACAGTTTGCCAGTCTGCAAGAACTGTAATGTCTTTTCCAGCCGTTCCGTCAAAGGTATATCCGGAACGTTGTAAAATTACTTTTTGAATTTGCCCGAAATGTTCTTCGCAAGTTAGGGAAGCGATTGCCTCAATTGCGGTGGATGAAGGGCAGCTACAATTAATTAAACTCATTTTTTTTTGAAATTAAAAATTAATAAATTATTTGCCTTGACTACCCTTCACCAAAGGCGATATGTTCAAATATACAAATTTTTTAAAAGCAAGGGATTACAAGAATCCCCCGCCCACAAAAGTTGAATAAACAAACAAACAAGGATTTTGCCAGTTCGTTTGTCCGACTAATGTACGAAAGTTTTTTTGATTTGTTTAATTCGTTCGCCTCATTGTTCGTTTTGGCTGCTTTAAATGGCCATAAACCGCATAGCGAATTGCATCTAAACAATTATGTACAAGTATTCCATTCGCGAAATATTCATGTTTATTTTCAACATGAAGATCATAAACCTTTCTTTCTCCTAGCTCGCAACGCTTTAGCTTTGCAATTTGCATGGCAGTATTTTGAAACTCCCCCGTGTCTTGTTTTATATTCTTTTCCGCAAACCTCACATACAAGAGTTCTATATTTTCTATTAATCCATGTTTTTTTTGCGTGTTCTTTGTGCCATTCTCTTCCTTCTTTTGATTTATGCCATTTTTTCGCTGCTTCAATACCTTTTTTATGCCATTCTTTACTCCATTCTTTATTCTCTCTATGAAGTTTTTTGCCTTCAAAACGTAAATGCAAAGTTTTTTCAACAAGACTAAGGTTTTCAATGTTATTATTCTTAGTGTTTCCGTCGATATGATGAACATGATAACCTTTTGGTATTTCACCTTTGTAATATTCCCAAACAACCCTATGCAGTCTTTTTGTTCCTTTAGAAAAATATCTTTCCCCTTCGTAAAGGTAATATGTCTTTCCATTAAATTTTTGTATAGGAATATTTTGTCCCCTTCCTTTAATTGATTTATTTCTTTCCATCCTTCTAATGTTTTAACCCTATGAGTTTTAGTAGAATCTAAATATAATGAAAACGTACCGAATTGCATCCAGTATCTATACGTTTTTTTATACCCGTTATTAAATCTCTTTAAAACTTTGTTGTAACCATTAGAAGTAAGAACCAAGTCACCTACTTTTATTTGATCTATTCTTTTTAATCCTTTGCTTGTTTTTATTAAGGTTTCTCCAACAAAACAATGATTGTAATCATCAACAACAAGCTGGCTTTTCTTATCGGAATAGGTGTAGTTATTTAATTCCTTTACAATATTTGTTGAATTTGGCGAAACAATTAATTCATATTCCTTTATTGCATTTATTCCTGCCATGATTGAGCCAGCCCCTTTGATACACGGCCTTATGTTTACGCCCCCATTCCTAATATCATTTATCAATCTTGGCTCTGCTGAATCACCAATTATTAATTCCCTTCCGCAAAATTGTTTGTTCTTTTGAATTATTTGTTCCGTTGATAGGTTTTCTTCAACAAAACATTCATCAACATAAATTTGTTTTCTTCTTTGGTCAATTGAAACCTTTATTAAAGTTGTTGGGTCGGGTGAATATCCATAATCCTGCCCGAATAAAACTTGCCCAGTATTAACAAATTCACCAATTTTCCAATTCTCATAAACAACACCATCCAAGCTTGTAAGCCATCCACCCAAAACGCGGTGAGCATATTTTTTCGGGTTTTTTATTTTTAGGGCATCAAATTTTTCAATAAATGATTCACTCAGGTTTTTAAGGTTATCAAGATAGGTTGTGTGAATGTAGGTTGTATCTCCAACCGTTTTATTGCTTCCCTCCTGAACGCCAGCTTCCTCAAAAAACCTTTTATAAATCCAATGTTCTTTTGTTGCAGGGTTTAGTACAAAAATAACTCTGTTTCGCATTCCCTTTTTTCTAATTGATTCGTCAATTTTATCAAAAATTTCTTCATCAATAAGTTCTTCCGCTTCATCCAATACAAAGGTTGTAACACCTTGAATGGATTTCAATGCAGCAGTTTGGTTTCCGCTGGAAGTTCTTATTCCCTTAAAAAGTATTTTTGAACCCGTGTAATTGTTTACGATTTCACTTTTGGTAATTGTAAAGGCCTTTTCAATTCCGTATGTTTCAATCTTATCCCTAAATTCTGGAATAATGGAAAGGTGCGCACTCACCATTGTATAACGGCTGAACAAAATAACATGGCCGCGTTCGTATGTAAGCTTTAAAAGAAAATCCGAAACATGAAAAGACTTTGCCGAACCCCTTCCACCAGTAATTGAAAAGTATCTGGCATCGCTTGTGTATAAGGGTTTGAATTTTGGTATGAGTGTAACATTACCCATTTTCATTTTCATCCGCCCAGTTGGAAATTGGTATTCCTATCCTTTCCCCGTTACTGGTGATGTCTGTTTCTGTTTTTTCAACATAGCCCCTATGCTTGGCCCTTGTTTTGAGGAAGAAGATAATTGAAGTTTCCTTATTTTTTTGGATATTCTCCATTAATTTGCTTTCAACAAAATCAATTGCAACTTCCGAAACTTGCCTTGCCGCCTCCGCAAATTCGGGGTCATTGTTTTTGTAGTTGTTGTATGTCATTCGGGAAAGGCCAACACTTTTGCAAGCCGACGTAATATTCCCAAGCTTTTTTTCAAGGGCAACTAAAAGTTTTTCCTTGTTTAACTGCGTTTGTTCTTTGCTTACCCTTCCCATTTTTTGCTTTTTTGTTCAATCATTAGACAATCGGGCCTGAAAATATCCTTTTTTTCGATTGCGGGCTCATACGTTGAAACGTCCGCCCTTTGCTTTTCCGCCCTTATTATTCCCGCGCTAATATCGGAAAGCGCATTTTTGATTAGCGAAACCCCCATTGGGAGTAGCTCGTCCGACCATATTATTTTTGCCCATTTTTTTGGGTCAATGGCGGCCACTTTTGGAATCCAGCACCAATCTTGATATGCGATGTCGCCCCTTTCGGCGTTAAATAGCGATTTAACCCTACTTGCGCGATAACTTGTAAAATTTTTTGTTTTATTTCTTACGTTTATTTTCATTTTTTTTATGTTACTACAATTTTACATTCAAATCCCTCACCCGTAAGCCTTTTAAAAATTTCCTCTTGCTCCCTTTCGCTTACGCATTTTATTATAACACCGTACTGCTCGGAATATCCAACCCCATCATCGTCAAAAACGCCATCTGGCGGGGAGTACCCCTCGTCGTCGGAATCGTGCCCCTCGACCGTTCCAAATTCATAATCCTGAAACCCCCAATCAATTAATTCGTTTTGGTCGAAATAATTGGCCAACGATTCAAAATCCCATTCACCCGTGTTTTTGTTGAGCCTAATGTTTAACTCTTTTTCCTGCTCCAAAGTCAGGTCAAGTTCAACGGCCGGAATTTTCTTCATTCCAAGCTTTTCGCAAACGTATGCACGTTGATGGCCTCCAATGATGATTCCTTTACGGTCTTTGTTTACATTAACCAATATCGGGTCAACAATTCCGAACCTTTCAATTGAATCTTTTAACTGTTTGAATTGGTGTTCTTTTAACACCCTTGGATTGTATTCAGCATTTATTAGCTTACTAATTTCCCATTCTTTGACATTCAAATTTCCCATTTTTGAATAATTTTCTTGTTTGTTTGTTGGTGCTAATATAATCAAAAAATAAAAACCCCACCAAAAAAGGCGGGGCGCGTGCAACTAATCAAAAATAAAAATTAAAACTAAAAGAAGTCATTTGCACCACTTTGCGCGGTGTCTAGCGTCATGAAAATAATATTTGTCGTTCTCTTGGTCTATGATTGGCTGATAAACTTGCCCGTCAACATCGCGGTAATAAAGCCGCCGACCAGATTTAAAAAGCCCAACGGCTTGAATTCCTTTTTCTCTTTTGTACCAATTGGAAAGCGTATCAACAACATCATCCTTTTCAATGCCCAATTCCTTGGCTAAAATTTCCCTAAACGAAACCTTTTTGATTTTAAAAATTGAATCGACTTTTTGGTTCATTCTTTTCCTAATTAGCGGGTCAGCTTTTTCCTGAACCTTTTCTTCCACAACCGCATCAATATAATCCGCAATTGAAGTAAAACCAGCAATGCCCGCAGCCAATACACCAATGAAGGTAGCTATTCCAGTAACCTTCTTCCAAATTGGAGTTTTTTCTAAATCCATAATTCGTAATTCTCTATCGCATAAATTATTTCCTCGCAGGACATGGCGCGAATGTATCAAATTATTTCCTTTATTTCAAACTCAATACGGGGCGCATTTTTATCAATAAACTTCTGGGCAACTATCTTAACGCACTTATTGTCGTTTTTTATTGCTCTTGCCTTCTGTAAGCAGTCCAAAATTATTTTAAGGCTATTGTCAAGGTCGGAGCGCATTGAGGGATAATAAACGTCAACATGAAGTTCAAAAAGGCCAGCAATATTTTTATTGCGTAAATTTCCAGAAAGCTGCATGAAGAATTTCTTTTCGTAATCCTTTAAGGCGGATGATTTTCCCAAGCTTGGTTTCATCTTCCTATCCCTGCCCATCATTGTTATAATCTTGTAGCAATTCGATTTGCTTGGCGTGTTGCCGTAAATTATTTCCTTCATTTTCCAAATATAACAAATTGTAAATTCAACCTCGTTCCTCGGCAGTCGCTCAAGCTAATTTACACTAACATTAGCATTAATACTAACTTTGTAGTTCTAATTCATTAAACCATTCTTTATCGCCCCAATATTCTCTACTATAAAATTGCTCATTTTTTACAA